TGTACCGATACGTCACCGTTGCGGGTGATGGCAAAGGCGTTGGTGCTGTTGTCGATGAAGCGGTTGCTCTGACAGGTCAGCAACGAGGTGTTGGTGATGGCTGTGAGCGGGGTGGTCGAAGGCGTGAAGTTGGAGGTGTAGACGGCCGTGCCTTTGACTACGCGCAAATTTGACATATAGCCATTCAACAACAAAGAGCCAAACACTTGACCTATTTGAATTGCGCCAGTTGACCATGTCGTTGAGTCGGTGCCTGATCCTACTTCCGTGCCATTTCTAAATAACTTTACCGTCGTCCCTGATCGACAAAATGCGACATGAGTCCATTCATTTAATGGGACTTCTGTGCCAGCATTTGCGACTACTACTTGAGCCGTATAACTACTTAAACGCAAAAGCCTGTTTTGCAGTTGTATTTGTATATCGCTTGATGTTGTACCTGTAGTGCTGTAAATGCCGTGATACGTCGGCGTTCCAGTTAAATACAACCAGCACTCAATAGTATAGTCTCCGCTTCCCATTCCAAACGCAGCGTTGCTTGCCGCGCTTAAATAATCCCCCGTCCCATCAAAGTAGTTACCCCACCCCGTCTGCGAGAAGGGCGAGAACGTACCCTGCGTCGTGTTGCCGTTGCGGGTAATTGTGAAGTTGTTTGTAGACGAGTCAAGGAACGTGTTGTTCTGCGCTCCGTTCGTGCCGTTACCGGGCAGCAGCAAAGTGGTGTAGTCGAAGTATGGATCAGCCGTCAGCGTGACCGTGCCGCCAATGTTGGGGAACTCTGCCGTTGGGGGCGTGAAGTTGTAGGGATAGCGGGCAATGCCTTTGGAGATACGAAGATCGTCAATGTAGCCGTTTAACGCGCTAACTCCAACATACCCGGTAACACCAGCAGCGCCAATAATTGGACGTTGCGCGGCATTTAAGTATGCGTTGGTATCGGTGTAAGTGGAGCCAACTTGCGTGCCGTTAATGAACATCTTTGTCGACGTTCCAGTTCGACACAGCGCAATGTGATACCAAGTATTTGTTGTAACCGCGCTTGATGCGGTGATGCGAGCGGCGGAGTTTGTATAGAAAATAATTGACGTTGTACTGCGATAAATAGTCGGGTAAAACCCTTCTGGGCCACGAGAATCGTAAATAATGCCGTCACCAGACGTTGTGTTAAAATATGCCCAAAATTCAATCGTAAAGTCGCCTGTTCCAAAAGCCATCAGTTGTGCAGATGGCGGGTCTGTTAAGAGGTAATCCCCCGTCCCGTCAAACGCCATCGACCCCGTGCCGTACTTCTTCACGCTAGTGCTGATCTGGGCATTGCCCACAGTCTCGTAGTCGGCGACAGCAGCGTTGTCGAAGATGGCTCCGTTGGTGAAGTTGGTGAGCAGGGACGTATTGGTGATGGCGGTGGGCGGGGTGGTCGGAGGCGTAAAGTTAGACGTATAAACAGCCGTGCCTTTGACTAGGCGGAAATTACTGATGTAGCCGGGGAAATATGCTGTTGCCGCCCCCGTTACTCCGTATCTTCCGGCACCAATCAGAGCGTCGTTGTTTGTCAAATCACGCGAAGTGGTACTTGTGCCTTGGCTAACACCATTAATATACAAAGTCCAAGTACCAGATGCCCGAACCACCGCAACATGGCACCACACATTTACATACGAAGTTCCGCTCGATGCAATAAGGGTTGCATTTGAGTAAATGCGAATAACACTCCCAGAAAACGCTGTTAGCGTAAAACCATCAACCGTGCCTGCGTTGCCGTTTGAACGGCCTTCGTAAATACCAACGTCAGACGGTGTTGACGTAGCGTAAACCCAGCATTCAAGCGTGAAATCACCTGTGCCTAACGCCAATGCGCTGTTTGCTGAAGATGCAAGGTAATCCCCACTCCCATCAAAGTACCCGCTGCCACCGATACTGCTGGTTGAGTACGGCGTGGTCGGGTTGAAGGGGGAGAAGGGTTGGACGGAGGGGGAGCCGGTTACAGTCGGAACAAGCGCATTGCTACTTGCGTCAAGAAACCTGTTGGCTTGGCAAGTTAAAAGCGAGGTGCCGCTGATTGCAGTAAGCGGCGTTGTCGACGGCGTGAAGTTTGCCGTGTAAACAGCCGTGCCTTTGACAATACGAAGATTGCTCAAATATCTAGCAGTTGACCCAGACGCGCCGCCACCATTTCTTGCAAGCGTTGGCGAAGCATATCCGTTGGTTGAACTGTTTGTAATTGTTCCCCTTGAAAGTCCATTTGTGTAAAGAGTAACAGTTGACCCGCTGCGAACCATCGCAACGTGAGTCCATGCATTTAGAGCAATGCCGTGCGAAAACGAGGAGGTTGGACTGCCAGAATTTAAGTATATGTTGTAATTTGTAGCGTCAATATTGAATGCGTGGTAATTCGACGAACCGTCATTAGATACCCAGATAGAGGTATCACTTCCGATTGAAGGCAGAAACACCCATACTTCAATCGTGTAATCGCCCGTAAACTGAAAAAGCGTTCCGGCTCCGGTCGTGAAATTTAGGTAATCATTTAATGGGTTTTGGTAAAACGCCCACCCCGTCTGGCTAAACGGGCTAAACGAGCCTTGGGTGGTATTCCCGTTGCGCGTGATGGTGAAGTTGTTGGTGGACGAGTCCAAGAACGTATTGTTCTGGCCGCCATTGGTGCCATTGCCGTGCAGCAGGGCAACTACATAGTTGAAGAACGGGTCTACTGCCTGAACGACGTTCGCAAAGAGTCCATAGCCTCGGGCAGTGGCAGCGGCAATTCGACCAATAAGAGGCATGTCAACTCCTTAAGCAAACCGCGTTTGGGCAGCAAGTACCGTGAACGCCGCGCTACCTGTCTTGATGATCGTGTAAGTATAAGCATCAATGCCAGAAGTATTACCTGATGTCCACGCCGTGCCACCTTGGTATTTTGGAGTCACACTCGCTCCGTCCACTTGCACCGCGTTGTTATAGAACGCCGGACTGCCCTGCGTAACAAGGAACGCCACCGTGACGCTTTGTCCGGTAGACATCAGCGTGTCGAGCGAAGTACCCACAGAGGCTCGGAAGTTCACCGTCCAGTTAGCTGAGGCATTGGTCGTGTAGTACAGGACGCTCTGCGTCGTAACGTCGTAGTTAACCGTACCCGTAGCAGCCGTGGCCGAGATCGTCGTAGTTTCAGCCGTGTCAGCAACCACCATTGCCAAGGCAGACGAAGTGCCGTTGAACGTCTGAGTGCCACTGAAGATATTGGCGATGTTAGTTGCAGGGATGTTCGCCGCAGCAAGCGTAGTCGCGCCCGTACCACCCGATCCAACCGGAAGGGGATTAGTCAGCGTTACCGCCTGTCCTGACGAGATGGCAATAGCCGTCGTGCCGTTAGTCTGAATGTTCAGAGCGGCAGTGCTACTACCTGTTTGGACTATGCCCCCGGAGGTGGCGTTAACGATGTTTGTCATTGTCTATCCTCAAGCCTGTTTCAGTACGCCGTCAGCAATCAACTTAGTAATAGCCGCAGCGGTCGCGTCTGCGATTTTCTCTTCTTCCGTCTTGGGAGGCGGAGGGGGGTCTTGCACGGGCGGCGCAACAGGAGCGTGAAACTCAGTACCGTCGTAGGTCCAGCCGGGACCGGGCTTAACATCTAGGGCATCAATACAGACCCACTTGCCATCCGTATCAAGCGGAGTGTCGGCAATAGCAATACCGTCTACGATGTCGCCTTTAATTACTGCATAAAGTCCCATGTTCGTTCCTCAGAAGTAAAATCGGATTGCGGCAAAACCGTTGCCACCGCTGCCAGAGGCGTTTCCAGATGTGGTGCAACCACCGCCACCACCACCGCCGTTTCCTCCGTTGCCTCCGTTGTAATAACTAAATGCAGCACCAGCACCTAACAAACCGCCGCCACCGCCGCCACCACCAGAACCGCCGCCGCTGCCAGCAAATCCGGTGTATCCCCAAATTGAAACGGCTGTTAAAGACCCACCGGGATTACCACCGTTATTGCTGTCTCCAGCACCACCGCCACCACCCCAGTTACCCGCGCCGCCTGTGCCGGCTCCTCGGCCGCCACCACCACCATATCCGGCAATTACAGTAAAAGCGGTGCCTGCAGAATTCCCGCCGCAACCTCCGCCGCCACCACCAAAACTACCGTTTCCGCCATTCATCAAATTATTACCGCCAGTGCCTCCCGGGCCTGCACCTGAGGTAGAAACCAAAGCCGCGTTATTAGGCGGACCGTAATAACTTTGAACGAGGCCCGCTCCTTCTTGCGGATAAATAGACCATAAAATATTTCCAATCGGCGGAGCGCCGCCATCAGCGCCTCTTTGAGCAGTACCACCACTATAAGCGGAGCCGCCACCGCCGCCGCCACCTGATCGTCCGGCTTTTGGAATGTAATTCCACGCTCCGCCGCCACCGCCACCGCCAACTTCAGCGTATCGAGTTCCTGCTGAAACGACATAAGTTGGCGAACCGCTAGTTGAAGGAAATGTGCCGGCACCACCTGCGCCAATTACAACTTGAAGCGGCTGCCCAGTGACAGGGATTTCAATGACAGCGGCGCCACCAAACCCACCACCGCCACCGCCAGAATTGGTATCTGTTAGGGCACCCCCACCGCCGCCACCGACGAGCAACGCCTCAATGCGCTGAACTCCGTTCGGAACAGGAATGGTTTGCGAAGAGGTAATAGTCGAAGTCTGCGTATAACGGGTGATACTGCCGCCCAAAGCGCCAGTGCCCGCACCTTGGAAAGTACCCGGATTCATTAGAAGTCACCCGCACGAGTCACGAGGATATTGAACGTCTCCGTGTTGTTCGTAGATGCACGAAGCGACCACCCAGTTGGGATGACTAGGGCTTGGTTAAGAAGGGTGTAAGACCATATTGCTTGAGTGGTGCTAGGCGTGACCGCCGTCACCAGAATTTCTTGCCACAGGTAACTTGTCGTACCGTCGTTGATAAACAGTCGAACTACGCCAGCCGTAGTGGTTGCAACCGCATCAATCGAAATGTCGTCAATGCGTGATCCGCTAGATCCAGCCGTGAATACCGTGACAATCGCACCAGTACCATTTCGGTTGGTATTTGCAGTGGTAACCTGCGCGGCTGCGGCGCGAACAGTTGAAGCGTATTGTGCTGAAGTTGCCATGTTTGTTTACCTTATACGATTCCGTAGGATTGAACGATGTAGTCCTGAGCGCCGCCAGATATTTGTGACCACGTCAGCGTCCCGGCACCGTTAGTCTTTAAATAAGTGTTAGCCGCACCATCTGCGGCAGGCCATGCGTACAAAACACCGTTAATAGAAATAGTGGCGGGTATAGCAGGGGCATTGGTAAACGCCACATTCTGCGCGGCATCAATCGTCATCGCAGTCGTACCAGCACCCGTGCCGGTCTTGATGACCAACTCGCCGGAAGTATTGCCCGTGACGACAAACGCGGTAGTTAGGCTCGTGCCTGTTAAAATCGTACTCATACCACTAACCACCTTTGCCCGGCAGGAACAGTCACAGCGTATCCAGAAGCCACAGTCACGGGACCTACACTCAGGCCGTTACGCTCTGTCGTAAGAGTGTAGTTGCTGGCGATGTTGATGAAGCTCTCAAGGATCGGCTTGTTTGCCGCGTACGCAGGGAGGTCACAGAATACGTTCTTAGTACCCGCTGAGAAATTAACCAAACTACCGCTGTTGGATGACGCAAGAACAGCCGTACGAGCAAGGGTCGTACCCGATGCCGTATACGTACCGATACCCACTTCCCATTCAGTTAGCGTTTGATGCGCTATGGTGTAGTAAGTCGTGTTCCCGTTGCCGATAGCAGCAAACGACTGATAGCCAGTCACGGCCCCATCTAAGGTAACCGTGCCGGTACCGATGATCTGCGAGGTTTCGTTTACTCGGTCAGCGAGTATAAGGGGCATTTTAGACCCCTGTCAGTTCGTCTTCTGCAAACCACCGCTGCTGGATCTTACCGTCAACATCAGTCCATTCGACGAGACAGTAAATAACACCATCCTCGTCCATGCGAAGAGCAATTACAGGACCTTGCGGGCTGACGGCTTGAACCTTAACGGCATCGCCTTTTTTAAACTTAGCCATGACTACTCCTTACGCCGCGTCGAGGCTGAACGTGTAAGTGACATTGAGCGTGTCACCCGATGCCACAGTTCGGTCGCCGGGGGATTGGAAATCCGATGCTGAGAACAGGATGCCCGTCGAGCCGCCCTTCGTGTTGTTACTCACGAGGAAAGCACCACCAACCACCGATGAGGTATTGATGTTGAACTGCGCCGGGGAAGCCGAGTTCGTGATGATGGACGGGTCAGCCAAAGACGCCGCACTAAACGTAGCAGCCGGACGAGTCGCATTGCTGTATGGAGTGATCTCAGTCCAACCCGGATGCAAAGCCATCGTGTCCGAACCTGACGGAGTATTTGAAGCACCAGCACCGTACAAGCCGAGATACCAAACAGCCGTGTAAGCCGTGCCCGTGAAGTACTTCGTATTCATGTCCTGCAAGCCCACATCAACCACGAGGTTGTGCGACTCAGCCGACCACTTCAGATTACCGTCCTTATCCAAGCACTCGATGCGGTACACACCACCAGCCGAAGCCTTAGCAGTCGAACCGAGAGCTTTCTCCAAAGCAGCGCCTACTGCATCTGCTGTCTTAGCCTTTTCGTTAAACATCTCAATAACTCCTTAAGTGAAGCGTAGCAGCGCAGAGTTCGACGTGTTCGGGGGCATCTGCACCGTGAACGTGCCACTAGCCGTCTTGTCCGCGCCAAAACTCAAGACAGCGATAGATTTGTTGCCCTTGCTCACGTTGTAGATCAAACCGCCAGCCGCAGTGAATGTAGCCGGAGTCCATACAACGTTATTAAAGGTGACGTAAACGATACCATTCGATGCACTGATCTGTGCGCCAGTAATAGTCTGACCACCTGCGGAATAACTCCCGCCAGACACTTCGGCAGTCGTCGTGTACACAGTCGTGTCTTCGTTGATATTAGAAGCCGACGTATACAGCGCCATCTTTAGCGTATCCGTAAGCAGGTTGTGGACGCCTTGCAGCATCTCCTGTCGGAAGCTAATCGTTTGTGTCTGAAAGATAGCCATTAGCTAGTTACCGGTAAGCGAACCTGACCACTGCGGTACGAGTCACGACGGTTCAAGCCATCGCCCAAGCGAGCCAACTGCTGCACTGCTTCCTGATACTTCTGCTCGTAGTACTGCATCATGTCGGCTTCACCCTTCAAGTAGGTGTACGCCTCGCGCAGTGATCCGTACAACAGAACGTTCTCAAAGTTGTCGCCAAGCCAAGACGTACCAGCCGTGACAATCGACTGCGGGTAGTAGTAATAGTGCATCTCGACCTGATACGCCAAATCCGGGGTTGGCCCCAGAATGAACGTGTTGTCGTCAAAGATCGCATAGTACTTAGGCTTACCCTGATCGTCCGGGTCCGGGTACGACTGCCGGATGAAGTTCACATCCTTATCCAGCAAGAACTCTTGGGCATTGGTAACCGGGTCAATCGCCGCCAACGAGAACGTCGCCAACCAATCGGAAGGCATCGTCAGGTACTTATTACCAATCGTCAGCGTACCGATCTGGTTACGCCGGATGGCCGGGATCTGGACAGAGTTATATACGCGCTCTTCTGCAAGTTGAACGAACGTAGGAATGTTCGCTACGAACGACGTTTCCGTGGATTCGCAGTACTGTTGTATCAACGTTGTAAGAGTCGCGTAGTTCATCGACTATTAACTCCAGCCAGCGCGGACCTTGCCGTTGTTCTTGAGATTGATCTGTGACACGAACTTCTTACCCTTCGTGGCAGCGCCAGCACCCTGCATGTCCATATGGGTCACGCCCACGTTGACATCTTTCTCAGGATAGCCGTTCTCGCCAGTCGATTGGCCGTTCGGTTCAGGCTGCTTGTACTTTCCAATCGGGTTCATGTCCCAATCGAAAAACTTAAAATCAGGCTTACCCATGATACTTACCTCGGACCAGAAGAGCCGCGCATCGGGCTGCGTTGGTTCATCACCTTCGCCATACCACGACCGTACTTCTTCATTTCGCTGTTGGTTTTGCCACCGGCCCGGAAGCCTTTAGCATTTTTACCGTGAGCCTTGTTCGCCGGAAGTTTGGCGTGTTCCTTTAAAGTCATAGCCATTTTCAATTCTCCTAACTAGCCGTTACATCGCCCACTAAACATTGGGCTACTAAATCATTCGGGGTAAGCCCCGCGTCGTCGGCCCTAGCACCACCAATAGGTGCCCAGCCCCATTGAATCATTCTACTACCACCCGCGCCATTATTGCCGGGTTCAAAATAGCTTAAGTCCGGACGGGGGTTCCGCAGGGCTTGTGGGTCATCCACCGGATATAAGCCAAGCGACAACTGCGGTTGGTCAGGTTCCCAACACTCCGCGCAAACCAAGATATTGACGTTCTTGGTCTTGATAACGAGAGACTTTAACTGCCGAAGTTTGAACCGGAATCCACACCGGTCGCACTCCGCAATCGCATGTTTGCCACTCGCAAAGCGATTAGGCATCTCAGTACCCGCCTAAGAACGACTCTCTCGGAACAAACCGAACCGCAGCCTTTTCCCGATCCTCGCCTGCCGCCAGATCCCAAGCCTCGTTGTACTCTGCTTTCAGAAGCGTCGTGCGTTCTGCGGCACCGGGGATCTTTAGCGATAGCATATAGGCCAGCCCCGCTACCATGCAGGGCAAGAACCGGAACGGAATATCCTGACCGTTGGAGCCATTTCCAACATCAAACATCCGACGCAGCCGGGTGTAGTACAGGGTCCAAGTGGTCGTATTGTCCGGCTTCGGCCATACCGTGAATTGTGGGTAGACCACGACGTTATCGGCACCTGTTGCACCCGTACGACGGTTAATCCAAATCTGGATCGGACGACCGGTCGCGTTCTTGTTCGGGATCGAAACGTAGGTACTGGACGAAATACGGGTGATGTTGATGTCTTGCTGGTTCGTACCCGTACCCGTACGGATTACGTGGTCAAGAAGATCAACCGTGTCCACCGGCAAATCGTAGGTGCCTTGGTTGTAAGTCAGGACATGCGTGCCCTGCTCAAGAGTCCACAGGTTGATGCCACGGTTAGCCCAGTCCATCAGAAGCAGCGACAGACTACGCTTGGCCGTACGAAGATCGTATCCCGTACGCAGTTCCGCACCACAACGCTCGAAAGCCTCCTCCACAATCGTGTTGAGGTCGAGATTGAAGTCGGTTGTAGCTGTAGTCTTGTCAGCCATTACTTCTTACCCTTACTTCCCTTTTTGGCGGTACGAGCGCGTTTTAGCAGCAATGCCTTTGGGCTGCTGTACGAACTGTTTGCCTTGGGCTTTTCCTCGGCGCTTGGCGGCAGTGGTTCGGGCGTACTCGGCGGGGGAGAGAGCCTTGATAGCAGCCTCCGGTAGATACCTTTCACCCGTGTCAGAAGATCGTTTACCACTCTTCGTTCTCCACTTTTGCGCTGTCCACGCCTTTAGGGACTGTTGCGGGGCTTTCATTCATTGTCCTTACTATGCTTAGTTCCAATCATAATCCCCGACAAAGTGCCGACCAAAAAGGTTGCAATCGGGTTGATCAATTTGAAGAACTCAGCATCATTCGGTGCTTGTGCATCAATCGGTTGAGTTACAAAAATAAGAGAGTAAAGAACCGCAACAATGATAATCAGCAGCGTCACCGCAAGTGTAATCCCAACGATAAACCGAAGTAACGTATCTAATTGAGGATCTACTCGCACTTTGATTGCCTCAGCGTCATTTCGGTACAAGAT